ATTTATTTTTAAGCTTCTCAGCTTCCTTGTCTGTTACTTTTATTACTTTACCCTCCTTCAAGTCCATAATAAAGTATTTAAGATCTATTAACTGTTCAATATTTATTTCAGCCATCTCTTTAAATATATCTTCGTAGATTGTTTGTATTTCCTGAACCAGCTTAATCTCTTCTTCGTTCTTGTGCATGGCTTTCTCAACTGGAAGGGTTTTCTTTTCTAACTCTTCTAAAAATTTATTACCATAGAACTTTAATTCTTTAGACCATATAGGTGTGTTTTTTAGGTCTTCAATGTTTTCCAACATTATAATAGCGTTGGACATAAAAGAGGTGCATACCCTCTTGTGTTTTTTAATAGCTGCTTCCATACTTGTTCATGTTGCCTAAATTAGGCTTGGTTATTTGTTGATTCATAAATGTGTCACATTTAGGACACTTAACTTTTGTTTTGTAAGACTGTACTAGCTTGTCTTTTAGCTGTTCTTTGCATTTTTCGCAAATGTAATCGAATGTTGGCATAGTTATTATATTTCTTCTACTATTATTATAAGCTCATCCAACAGTTTTATTTTAGCCTCCAAATAATTTTTACAGTATGGAGATTTGTTTGGAGAATGAATTGGTCTATGATAAACACCTTTAGCATATATTTTATAATTGTAGTCTTTGTTTGTTTTTTCTATCCATGAGGTATATCCCCACTCTTCTCTAAACCAATTAAAAACGTTACAATAAGTTGGACTACCTTCATAGCCCAACTTTTTTATTTTTGTAATATACCCACTAGGTATTAAATCTTCCATATCTAAAAAGAGTACACTGCAGCTAAAACTATACTGCTAAGGTTGTCTTTTTGTTCAAAAACTTTCTCACTAGATTTATCAATTCTGTACTCTAGCTTTAGGCTTAGGTTGTCAACGGTATAATCAAGAGTAGTGGTTAAGTTTACCATATCTTCTTGCCCGTCTGAAAAGTATTCTGCTCTAAGTCCTGTGGTCAATTTGCGAATTGCATATTGAGGATATAAAGCTACTCCGTAAAAACCTGATCCATCGGTGTCGTTGTAGGTAGAATTAACTCCTAAATAAAACTTCTCTGATAAATCATAACCACCTGTTAGGTCAATTTGAAAAGTAGGCTTAGATGTAGAATCTTGCTTACCATACAAAGCGTTTAAATAAGTTCCCTTATAGCCTATCTGACCTCCTAGCGTACTGAAGTTAGTCGGATTATACTCAGTAGCATCAGTAGCGTTTAAAACTGCTAACATAGCCGTAAAATCCTTAGACAAACTAAAGTCCGCTTTTAACCCACTGTGAGAAAACGGTCCAGAGGAGAACATATACGAGGTTGAGTAGTTAAAATTTCCTGTCGGAGAGATAACTTCATACCCTAGAAAGGTATTAAAGTTACCCATCGTCAAGGTCACACGCTTAGTAATGTTCCAATAAGCATATAACTGATTAACAATACTAGAACTTCCAGTAGATAAAAACACTGCGTCTTCCCCTCTTTGTCCATATACTAAGTCAACAACTGCTCCTGTCTTTCCTGATTCATAAGAGCTAACAAGATTAAACATCCCTAGTGAGAAACCATTTAGGTTGGCAAAAGAAGTAGCTGGAGCTACCTCTGTGCTTGCCGTACTAATATTTCTTCTGTAGTAAGTGTCAACACTCCCTTCTAAAGAAAGTTTTGATGACAAGCTATCTTGACCATAAGATAAGATAGTACCAATTATTGGTATAATTAAAAATATATTTTTCATTTTATATAATATTAATGTTGATTAAGTCGGAAGTCAGGATAAGCTGACATACCATGTTCTGAACTATCTAGCCCTTCTAGCTCCTCGCTTTTGCTAACTCTAAGCCCCATAGTCTTCTTGAGGGTAAATAGAATTAAAAAAGAGGTAACTAGACAAAAGCCTGCAACTGTAACAACCCCAAAGAACTGTGATACAAACTGACTTACACTAGCTAATTCTCCGAAGATTCCTACTGCTAGTGTTCCCCAAATACCACAACCCAAATGAACTGCAATAGCTCCAACAGGGTCATCTAACTTGAGTTTGTCCAACAGTGCAACAACGTACACTACTACAACACCACCGATTAAACCTATCAATACAGATTCATTTGGAGACATTTGATCAGCTCCTGCTGTAATTGATACAAGTCCTCCCAAGATACCATTTAAGAACATTGTTAAATCAAATGTTTTGTCCTTAAAGAAAGAAGTAATTGCAGCTCCAATACCACCTGCGGCTGCTGCTAGACAAGTAGTAACAAGAACTAAAGAAGTTAACTCTGGGTCTGCACTTAATACAGAACCACCATTAAAGCCAAACCAACCTAGCCACAGTATCAACACTCCTGCCGTAGCGAAAGGTATGTTATGTCCAAAGATTGGAATGGCTATGCCGTTCTTAAACTTACCAATTCTAGAACCAAGCAACCATACGGCTACAAGTGCAGCCCATCCACCCACTGAGTGAACAAGTGTAGAACCAGCGAAGTCATAGAAGCCTAACCTATCTAAGAATCCACCTCCCCATTTCCAACTACCCACTATAGGGTATACAAGCCCTACATAGATTAAACTAAAAATCATAAAACTTGTTAGCTTCATTCTTTCAGCTACTGCACCTGATACTATAGTTGCTGCAGTCGCTGCGAACATACCTTGAAACAGGAAATCTGTCCACCAAGTATATCCTCCTGAAGCATATTCAGCAGTCATACCGTTTACAGGTGCATCAATGCCAAAACCTGCAAATTTAAGGATACCTAAATCTCCTTCTTCAAATCCTGGATACATTAAATTGAAACCACCAATGTAGTATACTAGCAATCCCATACATATAATAAATATGTTTTTGAATAGTATATTAATTGTGTTCTTGCTTCTGGTTAGCCCAATCTCTAAGAAAGAGAAACCAAGGTGCATAAAGAAAACCAATCCTGTGCAGACCATCATCCACACGTTATTTGCAGTAAATAAACTTTCCATTTTTTTAATTTAAAGTTTGATTACCACGTTCACCTGTACGGATTCTATAAGCCTCCTCAATATTAGAGACAAATATCTTACCGTCACCCACCTTGCCTGTTTTACTAGATTCAAGGATAGCTTTAACTGTCCTGTCTAAAAACTCGTTTGAAACGACTATTGACAAGTACCTTCTCTGAATATCAGAGGTGTTGTATTCTACGCCCCTATAGACGTTTCCTAATTTCTCATTGCCTACTCCTGTAACGTCCCAGTAACTAAAGAAAGTCACCTTAACATCCATCAGAGCAGACTTAACATCATCAAACTGAGATTTTCTGATGATTGCATCCACTTTTTTCATAGCGATTATTTATTGGTTAAAAATTAAAAATGCAAATATAACAAAAGACTTAATGTTTTTTAAAAGGGTCTTTTACTTTTATTGTTTTGATAAACTCCTTTTCGTTGGTTCTAGGATAGAAATAATAAAGGTCTATTTCTTTTGCTCCTATGACAGATATTATTTCTTTTTCACCTGTTTTATCTATTGGCTTATACTTGAAGTCATACTTCTTCATAAGTGTAGGCTTTTAATTTTTTATTCAACTCTGTTTTTACTAAGTTCCAGTGATTTGTCAATACTAATCGTGCGACTGTTTCTGTTTTGTAAATTTTGGTAAACTTATTCTCGTACTGATCTAAAATTTTATCTGCAAAAAGAATTGATAATTTAATAGCTTTATCCATAAAATCACCTGTGCTGTCAGTAGAAATAAGCTTATGAATATCTTTTACTAATCTAATAGCTTCTTCTTCAGGATTCATTTTTAAATAGTTTTATAAGAAAGAGTTGAGCTGATTCTATGTAATACATGATTGTGTTAAATATTAACAACATCATTATTAATATGCTTGGTTTGTTTTTCATTTAATGTATGGGTTGAATTGCTAATTTAAACTATTACTTTGTAATGACAAAAGTAATTTTAATTATTTTGTGAAAGTTCTTCCATAAAGTCTAAAAGCATTATGTCTAGCATAATATTTATTGGCATCATTTGACTCCAGGTAAGCTCACCGTCTTCGTATCCTTCTTCTATTGCTAAAGACCTTCCAATCTTATATGTGTATTTTTCCATTACTAGCAGATTTGCCCCTCAATTTAATAAATTCAGATTTAATCTGTTTTATCTTTTGGTAAACCTGTTCGTCTTTTTTTTGTAGGTATTTCTCGCTTAGTTCTTTGTGTTCTTTTTCTAATTGTGCGACCTTTTCTCCTTTGGTTATTACGCTATTTAGATAGTCTCTAACCGTTTTTATGGATTCAACTGTTTCTATAGAAAACTGCTTGGACGGGATGTGTAATCCCTTGATATAATATTCGCCAACCATGATAGTTATTTTGTCAAACTTATCATTGGTTGTTATCACTGCATTTCCTTCTTTATCTAAAATTAATGTTCTCATGTTTTGTTTAATAAAAATTAACAAGTTATAAACGCAACCTCGTTCCTCGGCAGTCGCTCAAGCTCGTTTATAAGGGTGTTAGCATTAATACTAAGTCCATTGTTCTGCCATAGCTTTTGCAATCCCTTCAAAGGTCTTAGATGCTACTTTTGGGCATCTTGTTTTTTTGTCGTTTAGCCCACTATAAGCGTTTTTGCTTGTGCTACTTGGCAGGTAAGTTCCTTTTTTCTCTACAATGTTTGTAGGTTCTAATTTTGGTAAGCCTTTTAACCATAGCCTTGTTTTTTTACTAAATGGGTGTCCAAATTGATAAGGCTCTATTTCTTGTGTCCATTGTGGCATATCAAAAACCTTTAATGATACAGGGTTTTCAACTGCTATTTTTTCACAATTTGCATTTATAAATTTCATGAAAAATGCTTTTGCCTCAACTCCTTTTTGGTATCTAATAGTGTCAATATTACCTGCTGTTGGGTACAGTCTACAAGCACCAGCCTTACTTAAAAATGTACATGGAGGAAAAGCAATTATCATATCCCACTTTTGTTTTAAAAGTTCGGTTACATCTTGTTGCAAGTGCCATTCAGGATAACCTCCTGAGCTCTCCATTATATCACAACTAAATGCTTCGTGTCCTCTTGCTCTTAATTCCTTTGTTACTGCTTGGCTTTCTTCACAAGCTACTAATATCTTCATTCTATTTAATTTATTTCTTAATAATCCGTACTAATGCTAACAACATATAAAGTGCATTAAAACGCACCTTATACAATGCGTTAAGAAATCTTAACCCCGAAAATATCATCTTCATGTATAACGACATAATCTTCACCTTCGATTTTAAGATCAACCACTCCTAAAGGTTTGACAACAATTACGTCACCTTTGCTAACCTCATCAGAGATAAATCTAGAAGGAGCTACCATCTCTAACAAGTCTTCTGATTTTTTGTTTTTCAGATACTGTGGGATTATTAATGTTGTAGATTGAAAGATGTTTTTATACTTCTTACAGATAGACCACTTATGTATTGGAATTATTTCTCCGCCTACTATTTTACAATACGCACTGGTAGCATACTTAGCAATCATATCTCTAAAGAATCTAAAAAAGAACTTACCATCCTCCGTTCTTCTCTCAAAGTTTACAACATGATGGTGGAAGTAAACAACATCTCCCTCGTTTATTTCATCAAGAGTTATATCATCTTTCTTTACTATACTACTAAGACCTCTTGGCTTTCCTACTACTGTTCCTTTGTGAGGAATCAATGAAGGATCTAAAGGGTCTGTTCCATCTTCTTCCATCCTAGAGAATATTGTATCCATGTAAAGCTCTACTTCTTTTTCTCCTAGCTTTATAGTTTTTCTCAAATGCTGTTTTAAATCTATATCAACAAGCATATAATCTTTTACGTATCTCATACAAACTTTTTTAAATCAGGAGGTGTGAAATTAGCTGACTTGATAATCTTACCATCGTCTCTTTTTAAGACTTTACCACTATCGGTAAGCTTACTCATGTTACTCCTATGAACCTCTTCATAAGCTTCTTGTAGTATTTTAGGGGAAACGCCATGCTTGTATGCTCTACCCACTAAGAGGTATAACTGATCTACTAAAGCGTCTAATATTTCCACTTTGTCATTGTCTTCACATGCTTCAACGTACTCGTCTAACTCTTCCTTTGCCATCTTATATTCTAAATTAAAATCTCTTGGTAACACATTTCCAAAAGTATCCCTACTTTCTATCCCAAAAGCATTATTAAATTCTTCCCTAAGTTTAAATAAATCTTTCATAGTTTTTCGTAAAAATGTTTAAAAACTTCTTTGGTATACACTTCAAACTTGCCATCAGTATGTTTAACAATAAAGTCGGTTTTAAATGGAAACATAAAGTTGTCTGTTCCTACAAAATCTAAAATCTCTTTTACGTTATCTCCGTTGTATTGCACTGCTTGAATAACATCAGGCTTTTTTCTATAAAAATTCATTTTAAAATTAAATTCTTTTGTTAATAATCTTTTTCTAATATCTCTTTAGCTCTTTCGTTTAGCTGATCTAAAACCTCGTCTGGGTCTGCTAGAGACTCAAACATCTCCGTAACGTTAACAATAGGCTCTGAAGGTTCTAGGCAAGTGAAAACCTTTTGATATCCTATAACACCTCCCTCGTATGGTGGGGTGTAATAATCACCAGGGCAGCTATCTTCTATTTCTACATCTACAAACCTGTATTCTATTCCTTTAAACACTAAATCTATTTCAATCATTTTTATTTAATTTTCGTTATTACTTTTTATTTTTTTATCTCTTTCGTTTAGTATTTTTTGACACCTCACAGAGCAAACCGTAAAAATAGTGGTTATTTTACGGTTACATATTATGCACCTACCAGGAAACAAACTTACTTGTAGTTTCATATATGCTCTTTGTAAAAATCTTTATCTCTAATGATTCTATTTACAACATTGTATCCTATCACTAGGTCCAGAGATAATTTTCTCTTAGAACGTGTCTGATGAAACATAATAATCTTTCTAACCTTATCTAAATCTTTCTGAACAGGGATAAGCTTTTTTCCTGACTTCTTAAAACCATAAGGAGCTTTCCTACTGTAGACTTCTAAATTCTTTTTTTTGTTTTGAAGAATTGTAGATGTTCTCTCAGAGATAATTCCTCTCTCCATTTCGTTAAGAGATAACATTAAAGATATGAAGAACTTCCCTGTTGCTGTATTGGTATCTATTGATTCACCATTTAAGTCTAGGATTGACATTCCTATTCCTTCTTTATTAAGTGTGTCAATAAAAGTAAGACCATCTATTACCTTTCTAGATATACGATCAAGCTTCCATGATACAACGTGGTTTATCTCTTTGTTGTCGATTCTTTGTTTAAGGATAGAACCTCCTGGTCTTTTAAATATTTTAGAACCTCCTGAGATGTCTTGGTCAATAACCATATCAACTATCTCGTAATCTTTTTCCTTGCAGAACAGGACACATTTATCCTTCTGCATCTCTAATGAGTTATCTTGTTTGTTTGTAGATACTCTAATGTAAATTATTGCTTTGGTTTTCATGATGACTAATTTAATTATTTGTAATGACAAATCATATTTAAAGTATGTTTTTTTTGAAAAGGATATAAGGATATTGTTTAGATTAATTCATCTATTATTGGACTGGACAAAAATGGTACAAGTCTAGAACGAAGTGATACTACGAACACTTAATCCCCAAACTAAATTTAGATAGATAAGAAGTATACATCATATCTAATTTAAAGAGAAACTTAGGAGCATAGTCATCAGCTCCTTGGTAGATTTTAGAATCAATAACATATTCTTGTTTTTCTACATCAACCTTTAAAAAAGTAATTAGATTATTTAGTTTCTTATATATCTTCCCTTTTTTGTGAAAGATAGTAGGATCTCCATATATCCTCCTCAAGGCAGCAGCTCTCCTCTCATCGCCTTTACATATCATCCCTGCCCTTTTTCTGTCAGAGATAACGTTTTGCTCGGAGAGAGCGTTTA